GAACGGCCGCCGAAGCTGGTAAATTAAATTATTATGCTTCTGGTGACTTGCCTAGAATTTATCTTAATTTAAAAAATCATAGCTTCAATAATAATAATTTATTGTTCAGATTAAAAACTGGCACTAATTTAAGCGGGGTTGGATCAACTACTACTAATTGGGCTGGTGATTCAGCTATATCTTCTTTCACCTTAACTGATTCTGGTTCTGTTGCAAATTTACAAGTGGTAGAAGCTTATGGAATAAAATTTTATAAGCTGGCTAGTACGGACGAAGGAAAGGTAATTCAATCATATTTAACAACGACGCCAAGAAGATCTCCATCGTATACGGTTTTAGTTTTTGGGCTTGGCCAGACTGGTGCCGTCGTTTCGCAAGGAAATACTTTGAAATTGCTAGCAAGAAGGTTTAGCTCTATTCATAAATTTATAGAAAATCCAATGTCTAATCCTTGGTCTCCATCAAATCAAGGTAATAGTTTTTATAATCTCAGCTTAACGACACCACTAAGCGATAGAAGTGGAGGAAATGACGCAGAAAGAAAAATTTTCAGAGCTTGTTTCGCGGGGTCTACACTTAATATTCCAAAATATTTTGCACGCGGACAAGAAGAAGCTGGAAAATTTAATATTTACGAATCCGGTTTAGCAACCAAACCAAGTTTTGTTAATGATTTCAACGATTGGAAAGAAAGATCTTCTTCGAGGAGCATTCCTTATAGCAATAAAATAATTATTGACGATGCTTTTACTAAATTTAAGTTACCAACTTTAGGATCGGCGCCGAATGATTTAACGAACAATACAACTGCGGCGGGAGTTGTTATCAGTAATGGATCACCATTAACATATACGACATTTGCTATGTTTTTTGTTGAAATGTTTTCTTATTTTAACGGTATAACAGGGTCGTTTAATCAAGTCCCATTCGAAGAATTAGTAATTGAAACTAGAATTAACAATCAAACTGTATATAAAACAACCATCCCTTTTAGAAAAGATGCTGATTTATCTGCTGATTTAAGGTACAATATAGCACTAAGTAGTATGATGGACGGATCGGAAGATGACGCTTCAAAAGAAATGTTTTTATTCGATTATTTACATGGTTTCGCACAAGATGAGTCCTCCATGAGAAAACAATCAAAAAATATTGTTGAATCTTTAGCCTACAATTATAGACCATTGATGATTAAATCTTCGACTGATTTGCAAATAGGAAACAGCACCAAAACATTGCTTTTTCCATTAACGGTTCCTCATCCATTCTTAAACATTTACGCTCGCGAAAGATCACCATAATATGTCAGATTTATTTTTACTACAGAACAACGCGGTACTTGATCTTTTTGAAATTAAACTTAATGATTTCGAAGGCTATTTTAGATTTCATGGAAGCAAGAACCTTTCAAGAGATTTAGTTTTTGCTGATAAAACTTATTTATACATACCATCTGAAATAAGCAATCTAGAATATTCTTCAGATGGAAAACAAAACCGCCCGACCTTATCTATTGCTAATGTTAATAACTATATAAATAATTTACTAAAAGATCGTAACGATTTTCTTGGTAAGAGATTCTATAGAAAAAAGATTTTGGCGCGGGATTTAGATGCTGTTAATTTCGACGGGGCAAGCAAAAATCCATTAGGGACGGCCGCCTTTGTTGACTTTATATCTATTGATACTTATGTAATTCACAAAAAGAATACTTCAAGTAAGGAAAAAGTAGAATTTGAATTGGCCAATACAATGGATATTGATGGCCAAACCGCCCCGGCCAGAAAAGTCTATAATGATTCCTGTCAATGGCAATATCGTGGCTGTGGATGCAATTATGGCAAAATAAGTGGTTGGAATGGTGCAAAAATACTTTTAAGAAAAACAACAGATGAGACTTTGGCGGCCGTAATATCTAGGCTTTCAATTAGTGAGACTTTATCTTTACATTTGATGTCAGACACCAATCCTGACACTACTACTTTTTCTGGTACGGTAAATTATGTTGACGTACTATATCCTGTTTTAACAGCATGGACGGATTCATCGGCGTCTCCGATTACAATTACTTTATCTGGGAGTCCCAAAAAGTATGTTAATGCTGGCAGAATGAATAATAAAACTGGCTTATTATTTGCTATATCAAAGACCGATGTCCCTGACACTATGACCATTAGTCATAACTTTAATGCTGATATTACTGTGTTCTATGTATCAGAAATGATTAAAAAGGGGAGATCAATTAATACAAGAGTTGGATTAGGGGTTGCTGACAAAAGTTGGTTTTTGGGGTATGGAGGACGCACAGAAAACGGGGTGACGGAAAAAAGCCAAGATGGTTGCCGCGCCGGAAGTGGTTATTTAAGTAAATTAGATGGAGTTAGCCCAGCTTGGAATGAGCCAAATATTTATGCATTAAAAGCTCCAACCTCTTCAAGTGTAACATCTGATTTTTATAAAAATGGATCTTTAGTAAAATCAGCAAGCGGATTTACTAATTCTCCTAATAATATTGGTTTAAATTTATCGGCAAGTTTATATGAGGGGTGGAGCGATATTGTAGTATATGAAATAATAATTTTTACTGGATTATTGGATACCACGGAAATCGCAGCAGTAAATAATTACTTAGGAAATAAATATAATCTAAATACTTTTGGTCCGCCATCAACAGAAACCGTCAATAGCGTTTCGTTTTTTGATTCGACAGAAGGAGATTTGGGCGCTCCGATTGCTGACGAAAATAACAAAGTATTCATGGGTTCAGAGAATATCTCTTTTTCGAATGGCCAAAGCTATGGCTTAAATAGAATGGCATGGAAGGGTGATTATAACCCTGCTACAATTTACGCCAAAGGAGATTTCGTTAAGATAGATAATACCATAGAATATGATTTTAATGAAACATCTATAAGCAAAAATAACGAACCGCCCTCGCGCTTCTTTGTTTTGGTATCTGAAAGTTCTGTGGGCAAAAATCCATACTTTTACACCAAAGATTGGGTCGAAGACAAATGCTCTAAAAACTTAAACGGATGTAGTCTAAGATTTAGAGACTTAACTGATAATTTTGCGCTACCATTTGGCGCATTTCCTGGGACAGTTTCCTATGATTACAAACTTCCCGGGTAATCTATTATTAGAGTTAAAAAACTTATCTATTAATTCTGAAATAGAAATAGTAGGTTTTATTAAAGACAATGTTTTCCAACAGGTTAATAATATACATCCTGATAGTAAAAATTACTTCCTAATCAATTCAAAAGATATAAAAGACTTAAATAGTGGCTACATTTTGTTTCATAGTCATCCAATTCATATAGAATTAGATGGGTTTTCTGAATGGGATTTAGAAAACCAAAAATACTCATGTATTCCGATGTTTTTATACAGTGTAAACAACGATAAGTTTTACTATTCACCATGTTAGACGTTCAATTGGAAGGACTTTTGGGGCAGAAGTTTGGCGGCCAACATAAATTGGCCGTGGATTCTGTATTTGAAGTATTCGAAGCGTTGGAGGCTAATGGAGATTTGATTTCGCGCCATTTTGCCGATTTGACCAAATTAGTATCTCATTTTATAGTTTATATTGACGATAAAGCAATGCCCGCGCATTTGCTAAGAAGCAAAAACTTGTTACGCGGAAAAAAATCCATTAGAATTACGCCAATTTTACAAGGTGGCGGCATAGCATTAGTAATCACGGGCATTTTGATGATTGCTTTGTCTGTTGTTTTATCAATTGTACTTAGCCCAAAAGCGCCGAAAGATGTCAAAACTAATTCTTCTATTTTGGGCGGCGTCAGAAACGTCACCAACAGAAATATTGTAGTTCCATTGGGTTATGGTCGATTAAGGGTCGGTAGCGCTGTTATTTCTAATGATATTAAGATAAACCAGCTAACAGAAAATTCTGCTAGTGATAAATCATCTTATTATGACTTTGTATCTTTTGACGACCAAGGTTTATTTATACCAGTTAATCCATGACAGAAGTAACGAGCGTCGCAAGCCAAGCAGTTATCTTTAATGGCGCAAACAGCGACAACTTAAAACTTGAGAGTAATGAAGTTTTGGTCGCGACCGATTTGATTTGCGAGGGTCCAATTGAAGGATTGGTTGATAAAGAGGGTAATGTATTAAACTATATTGCTAGTGATGTTCAAAAACCATCCTCTAATTTAATCTTAGGTAAAGGAGTTTATTATAACGAAATTCCTATTTTAGATTCAAAACTTAATAAGTTAAATTATGTAACCGCTGGATTTAATATATCTTATGGTGATGAATTTCCTAATAGAGCTAAAGATTATCCCTCTACAATATTCAGATACAATCAAAAGATTTATCTTAATGAAAAACAATATAATTTTGGCGACAGCGATGTCACTTATAACGGTATTGTATTCTTAAAGAAAACCAAAGAGGGATACTCGTCTGGATCTGTGGCTGATGGGTCCAAAGTCGATAATAACAAAAAATACAAAGACTATCTAATTGGTCCAACTGCAAAATTTGCTTCTGAACAAGCTGTCTTTGCCGCAATTGACGCCGCGAAACTAAATTGCCAAGAATTCTCGCATAAAATCAAAAACAAATATGCAGATGAAGTCGGCATTCAAATCAAAATTGACCAGTTATATGACACCAACAAAGGCAGTACCAAAGATACTGCTCTTATTTTTGCTATAGAGTTAAACCAAGATAACTCAGAAAACAGATATTTAGTTATTTGTTCAGTGTATGGAACATCTAAATCTGGTTACGTTAAAGAAATTATATTAAAAATCGCCCAAGGGATTGACTATAATAACAATACTTATGTTAAAGTATTTTCGTTGAATAAGAAAATCGGCGCCTCCGAACCTTCTAAATTTAAGGAGTTTTCCGTATCTTCTATCGTAGAAAGAATAACAGGTCGCGGCGGCTTTTCTTATCCGTTCTCTGCTATTGTTCGTTCGGCAGTCAGCTCAAGACATTTTAACCAAGAGCCGCAACGGTCTTTTGATCTAAAGCTATTAAAGATTAAAATTCCGTCAAATTATGATCCAGAAGCAAAAGAGTATAATGGCAACTGGGACGGAACCTTCTCTAAGTTTTTACAATGGACTGATAATCCGGCTTGGATTTATTACGACGTAACAACGAATAGCAGATATGGCGTAGGTAATAGTTCAATAAGCGAAAAAGACCTTAACAAGTGGGAACTGTATAAAATTAGCAAACATTGCGATGATTTGGTTAAAAGTCAGGAACCAAGAAAGTATGGGGATGATGATTTCTCTGTTTCTGATTCTCTCAAAAATACAATTATCATTGCTAAAAACAACAGAACCTTAGAAGATTTTAAGACACAATATCCACCCGCAATTGGTGGCGGATCTTATACGGCCGAAAATGGCGGCGCGTCCAATTCTTTGATATTTTTATATGATATTGATAATAGCGGTACATCCGTTACCAAGATATATAAGAAAATCATCTATGAAATAACTGAATTTGATTCTTATTTTGCATTAAAGTTAATAAATGACTTTGGCCCGAAATTTTTATTTGAACGGGAGCCGACTGGCACATTATTCTCTGGATTCGCCGAATCAAGCATTCTTCAAACAGAGCCAGTTAATATAACCGATAAGATCAAAAATTCTCAAAAAAATAGCGAATCTTCCGCGAAAGCTTTTTGTTTGGGGTGGCTAAAAGATAACGAAGCGTTTGATAGCGATGCTGGTGTTTATGCTAGGACGATAATTAATGCGCCAATTTTTGATTCTACTTTAGTGCCATCTTATTCAAAGGGGAAATGCTCGCCGCGAACAATTAATTTCCGCGACCCAGTAGAAAATAGATTCGCGGCCAATGTTTTTATTGACAACGAAACAGAATGTTTGAAATTATTGAATGATTTTTCTTCTATTTTTAGGGGATTAACCTATTATAAGAGCAATTTAATTACTGCTACTATTGATGTTGATAAGCCTATATCTTATTTATTCAATAATACAAGCGTTAAAAATGGTTTATTTACTTATTCTAATGGTAGTTTAGATGGTAATTATACTGTTGCGAAAATAATGT